GCAAAGACTCATAAATCGCGTTTAAGTAAGGAGAATCAAGATGTGGAAGTCCGTCTTTATTATGATGAGCGCGGCCTTGATCGTTACTATGGTCTTTTGGAACTTGGTGAACTTGGTGGACTCTGGAAGAATGTAGCAGGACGTTATGAAATGGATGGTAAGAAAATTTATGCCAAGGAAATTCTCAAGAATCCCGAGAAATACTTCACTGAAGAAGTAATGGAGAAACTTGATGTAATTGCCAAAGGTGAGTTTTCTTATGGAGAGTAAAGACTTTATCTTTCAAATTGATGATGCAATTTCTCCAAGATCTTGTGAACAAATAATTAATTTATTTGGAAATAATCCTGGGAAAGAAAGAATCGATCAGGGGGGTACTCCTAATTTTACTCAATTAAACATTAGTCAACATCTTCCAGATTTAGTTGATCCAATATCTGGAAGTGTTGTTAACCACCTTGAACAATATGAAAAAAAGTTTGAAAATTTTGCGGCATTTTTTCCAGAAGATATATGTCTTGAAGAATTCCGAATAAAGTGCTATGATTCCTCAAGAAGGGACAGATTTGATCTTCATGTGGATGTTACTGACCAGGATTCTTCCGTTAGGTTATTGGCATTTCTTTATTATTTAAATGATGATTTTACTGGAGGTGAAACTATTTTTCCCGATCATGATCTGATTATTAAACCAAAAACAGGATCATTAGTTATTTTTCCCTCAACTTGGCAATATCCTCATAAGGGAACACCTGTTAAAACAGGTAAAAAATATATTATGTCAACCTATCTACATTACTATTGATGGAAAAGATTGAATACTTGATTTTGCGGAATTTACTTTTCAATGAAGAATATCTTAGGTTAGTTCTTCCATTCATTCAAGAAGAGTATTTTCAAGACAACGCTCAAAAAAATCTCTTCATTGCGATCAGAGATTTTGTGTTGGAGTATAATAAACCTCCAACAAAAGAAATTCTTCATGTAGAAATTGGAAATAAGCAAGATCTTACGGAAGAAGATTATAAATCAATCACTCACATCATTAATTCTTTTGAACAAGTTGATGTTGAATTTGAATGGTTGATGAAAACTTCAGAAGAGTGGTGTAAAGATCGTGCTCTTTATAATGCTATTATGGAGTCTGTCAATCGCTATGAATCCAATGGAAAACAGGATAGAGGATCTCTTCCTGCATTGATGCAAGATGCGTTGGCAGTTAGTTTTGACACACACATTGGACATGATTACTTAGAAGATGCAGAAAAACGATACGAATACCTTCACCGAAAACAAGAAAAAATTCCATTCGATCTTGAATATTTTGACAAAATTACAAAAGGTGGTTTATCTCCAAAGACTCTTACTGTCGCACTTGCTGGTACGGGTGTCGGGAAATCTTTATTCATGTGCCATTTTGCTAGCTCCGTGTTGCTCCAAGGACGGAACGTTCTCTACATTACAATGGAAATGGCAGAAGAGAAAATTGCTGAACGAATTGACGCGAATTTATTGAATGTGTCAATTCAAGATCTGCAAACTCTTCCAAAGTCGGCATTTGAAACTAAGGTAAAGAAATTAGCAGCAAAGACTCAGGGTAATCTTATAATTAAGGAATACCCAACTGCGTCTGCACATGCAGGACATTTTAAATCTCTTCTTAATGATTTGGCACTTAAAAAGTCATTTCATCCTGATATCATCTTTATTGATTACCTCAATATTTGTGCTTCCTCTAGGTATAGGGCAGGAAGTAATGTCAATACTTACACCTTTGTAAAGGCAATCGCTGAGGAAATACGAGGAATTGGACAAGAATTTAATGTGCCAATCGTATCTGCCACTCAAACTACTAGGTCTGGTTTTGGAAGTTCTGATCCAGACCTTACCGACACTAGTGAGTCCTTTGGTCTCCCTGCTACTGCTGACCTTATGTTTGCCCTTATTAGCAGTGAGCAGTTGGAGGAGATGGGACAAATTATGGTGAAGCAACTTAAGAATCGAGATAATGATCGAGGGTGGTATAAGAAGTTTTGTGTGGGTATTGACAGATCGAAGATGAGGTTGTATGATGTAGAACAGTCAGCACAAGAAGGAATCCATGACTCTGGGCAAGATGAAGAATACGAATTCAAAGACAAATCTATGTCTAAAATGAAAGAAAAATTTGGAGGATTTAGTTTTGAGTAAAAAGTATAAATCTGAAGATTATTTTTCAGTCATTGAAACTAAAACGGGAAAAAAGATTTGTGATTGTGCTGAACAGGAAGATGCTCTTATGATGGTATCTTTTGATTCCAGTAATAGAACTATTACTAGAAATAATTTTCTGATGGGACAAGTCGTCGATATTGAAGTTCCAAAACAACTTCCCACAAATGAAGTTGTTCATATTCCAATTGATACAACTGAGTATAAAAATCACCAAGAAAACTGGATGGTTGATAAACTTAAAAAACTACAACAAAGTGACCTGATAGAATTTACTGGAGAATAAATTATGCCAATGAATACCGCAGCAATTCAACAAGGTGGCCGCCCACCAGAACCAAATATTACAATTACAAAAGAAGTACAACCTGATCAATCTGTAAAATTTACTATGAGTCAAAAAAAAGTAGATCAAAAACGATACATTGAATTTGTTGATGGAGTCACAAGTGCAGAAAGCACTGATTTTGCAACTCTTCTTAAGAGACTTACTGAACTTGAGGTTCAGGATGCAAATGTTCCAAAATTACTCACTGCCTCTCTTGGTATGAGTGCTGAGGCAGGTGAATTTACTGAAGTTGTTAAGAAAATGGTTTTTCAAGGAAAACCATACAGCGAAGATAATGTATTTCATTTGAAACGTGAACTTGGTGACATTCTTTGGTACGTTGCTCAAGCATGTATGGCACTTGATACCAACTTTGATGAACTTATGGAAATGAATGTTGAAAAATTAAAAGCACGTTATCCTGGTGGAGAGTTTGATGTCCACTATTCTGAAAATCGTAAGGAGGGAGATGTATGAGCACTCGTCAATTTGTAACTAAGTCTGGTGATACTTGGGAATGGGAAGAAAGTAAAGAAGTTGTTAAAGCAGTTAAAGATTACTGGAAAGTTGTAAACGAAAATCAATCAAAATCTGAAGACAAATAAATATATGAATATGACCTCTTCTAAATAATAGAAGGGGTTTTTTATTACTATGCCTCGATATAGAAATAGATCTTCCTTCATGGAAGAGTTAAGAAGATTAGATTCGATAGATCGGGCAGTAAAAAAAACTTCTTGGGATGATACTAATGTATCTTATGATATTGGTGATCGAAGGACCACTGAGATTAAAACATCAGTAAATGATTTTATTGATGAAATTGATTCGGTGGAGGATAATCCAAGACCTCAAAATATAATGGAGAGGTTGATTGAATTGAGTGATAATTCGGAATTTGAAACTCCGCAAAATAATATGTATAAATTAATTGACATACTAGATGAAAAAAAATATGGATATCCCCAACCAGGAGATATCTTTACTTTTATATACAGAGCAAAAACTCCAAATTTGATCTATGATATGCATCCAGTTACTATGATAACTGGTCTTGATCGAGGAAAATTTTGGGGATGGAACTATCACCTTAATATGATAAGGCAATATTCCGGTAAAGATGGCAGAGTTCTTAGTAATTTTTATAAGATAGATCAAGATGAGTTGCCAATAGTTTTGTCAATCAACACTAAGTTATTGTTACGAACATAAAATGAAAAGTTTTTCAAATTTCCAAACAGAAGCAAATAAATCACTTGCAGGATTTCATGCAAAAAGATTGGGATTGAAGTATGATAAAAAAACGGGCGGATATGTTGGAAGACATACTGGAGAATTTGTAGCAAAGTCGGTTAATGGTAATTTAAAATTTTATAATCAAAATCAACAAATTGGCAAAAAGGATCCAAAACAAATTAGAGGTAATCGTTTTCCTAATGCTGTTGCTTCAGATTATAAACCAAATACACCATTAAGAACCGAAGAACAAATAAAGGAACTCCGAGAACAATATATTGCAAAAGAAATATTTTTAGAAGGCGATTGGATACAAAACCCAATGAATGGATTAGTTGGCAAAATCATTCGTAGAGGTACTAATTATCTGATTTGTGTAACTGAAGAAAATCAAATGTTTAAACCTTGGATACATGATGTTGTTGAATGGACAGAAATATCTGGTGTTCCGGCAGATCAAAGATTAATTGGAACTGATTCACATAGAAATTATGTTGCTAAAATGGCGGGTGCTGAAGGAATAAGGAACTTCATAAATAAGTATAAGGCAAAGAGAGTAAATAAGAAATGAAATCATATCATCAATTTCTTTCTGAAGCAGTCAATATTGCTGGAGATTTTAATGGAAATCTCTATATCAACAGTTCTGAACCCGAAACGAGATCTGTTGGGGAAGATTATGTTGCTGATTTTGTTTGGGAAGGAAGCATTTATAGATTGGAGTTGGTATCAAATGGAATGCCATCTAAATTAGATTTGGCAGAAAGATTGCAGACCGAATATCCTGGAGCAATTGTTCATCAGATTTATCCAGCAATTCAAAAAACAGATGTAAACATTTCAAGCACCAAGAGATATCACCCAGGAAAATTGGAGTGGTTATAAATTATGGGATTTAAAAGTTATATTTGGGACGAGGCATGGGAACTTAATATCTCAAGGGGAAAAGTTCGTGGAGCATCAACCATCCATAAGTTTGGTGCTGTGCCAGCAATGTCTCAGAGCACTACGGGAACCATCTGGGATAAAAATGATACTGTTTACCCTTGGAGTGTTTGGACAACTGCAGGAATAATTACTGCTTCAATTGCTAATGCTTCGGATAATGGAAAGGTTGTAACAGTTCTTGGTTTGGACAATGATTTCAATCCAGCATCAGATACTTTCACACTATCAAGCATGGCAACAGTATCAGGAACTACACAATTTCGTCGTGTATACAGAGCATATATTTCATCAGGAACTAATAATGTTGGTGATGTGAATTTCACTAAAAATGGAACGGATGTATTGAGGATTACTGCCGATAAGGGTCAAACTCTTATGGCAATTTATACTGTTCCTGCTGGTAAAACTGGATATCTTTATCAAGGGGTATGTACTGCTCAAGCATCTGCCGATGGGACAGGAAATATGTTTGTAAGATATTTTGGTCAAAATGCATTTAGAATTGGGCACTCATTTGAAGTCGCTGGTGTTGGAGGTCAATATACTTATGACTTTGCATTTCCAATACAACTTCCAGAAAAAACTGATATTGATGTGAGAATTACTACAAGAACTAACAATGGAAGATACACCGCAGCATTTGATATTTTGTTAATTGATAATGATGAATAATTTATAAATAAATACAAGGCAAATCATTTTAGAATAAAATGTCATCAAATATTGCAAAAAATCTTTATGAGGCTTATCTCACTGAGATGGAACCTCAATTAGGTAAAAAACAAGAAGGTGGTGAAGGTGGTAGTGCGGCAGCATCACCTGATGAAGCATCTGCAAAAAGAATCAGGCAAGCTGTATACGATATTAGATATCGTGCGAGAAGAGAAGATATTGATGTAAGTCAAGCATATTCTCAGTATATGGCAAATACATCCATGGCAGCAAATGAAAAGTCTGCTGTAAGAGACAAACTTGGTCTTGGTCCTGGTGGACAAGCAGAAGGTTTTGAAATGGATGAAGACGCAAAAGCAGGAGAACACTATCTTCGTGTTACTCCACAACGAGGAACTGGAGAAAAGGAATACGTAAGAAAATTTGATCCTCAAAACCCATCTCATCGTGCTAAGAGACATTCTTTGGAAAAAAGAGGAATCAAAGCAACTGTAACTAAGCATGGAAATCCTTACGATCAGGATCACTCAGGTGCTGGCGAAAAGTATGAGAAGAAGTATGGTCCAGCAACTGGAAAGAATACTGTAGGTGATAAGGATAAGGATGGTACTGTAGAACCAGACGGTCATGAGTATGCTGGCGTAAAGGATAATGCCATTAAAAAGGCGACAGCAAAGAAAGGAGTTAAAAAGGAATCATATTCTTCTTGGAGAGAAGAGATTCGTGAAGTAGTTGAGAAGGCAAATGCCATCAAAGAAAAGGATCAGCAAATTAAAGAAAAGGCAATAAAAAATAATATAGTTGTAAATCCAGATGTTCCCATTAAAGAATTTGCACATAATCTTGGTGGAGAACTTGTAGAATCCGTTGATCTCGGTGAAGATTTTGAAGAACTGATTGCCGATTATGCAACTGAATATTTCTTCCTTGAAGGACTTAATGAAAACGGAATTGATATTCTTATTGAAGATCTCGGTGTCGATGAATTTGTTGATTATGTTTTTGATCTTTTTGAAGAGTTTGAAGAAGAAATTCTCACCGAAGCAAGAAGAAGCGGACGTATTGAACCAGTTACTAAAACTGGGAAAGATGTTGGATCACTGAAGGGTGGTGCAAAAACAGCAGCAATTAAGCGTCTTCGTGCTGAAAAGCAAAGTAGAAGAGATACAGAAGCAGCAGCATCTGCTGAAAGACCATCTAAATTGACTTCATCTCTCAAGAGTCAGTCTGAAAGAGCAAAGGTTGCTAAAGGATTGAAGAAGGCATCAACTGAAAAGAAAGTTGAAAAGGCAAAAGAAACACAAGCACCCGCTGCAAATAAATCCTCTGAGGGGACTAAGAAAGAAGTCAAGAAGGGAATTCTTGGTGCAATCAAAGATAGAGCAGCAAGAGATACTGAACTTCTGAAGCAGTCATGGAAAACTGCTAGGGATGCTGGTAAATCGGCAGAGAAAAGAGTAGCAAGTGCTGCTGGAACTGCTGCAGGAGTTGCTGTCGGTGCCGCTAAAGCAGTTCATCGTGCTGGACAAGAAGCGGGCAAGAGTGAGGCGGGACAAAAGGTTAAGGCAACCCTTGCCAAGGCAGGTAAAGCTGCTGTTGCTGGTGCTTCTGCTGGTGCTAGAAGTGGAGAAAATAATACTGCCGCAGGTAGAGCAGGTCGTGCTGTCGGAACTTTCGTCAAAAAAATGAAAGAAGATTATGAACTTTGGGTCGAAGAATTGATTGATGAGGGGTATGATGTTTGGGAATACTCTGAAGATTATCTGATTGAAACGTATCTCCCAGAAGATCTCGATGAGGGACTTGGAAGTGCTTTAAAAGGAATTCTTTCCCCTAAACCATCCGAAAGACAAAAACTTGCCAAAGAAAGATTAGCAAAACATGCTGAGGCAATGAGAACTGGGGGAACTTCTCCTTATTCACCTCAAAGAAAAACATCATCCACTCCTATTAAAAAACCAAATACTACAGAAAGAGATCCCTGGTCTGGTGATCCAGAAACTGATAAAGCATGGGCAAAGGGTAAATCGGCATCTAAACCTTATGCATATAAGGGAACTCATGAAGAATTTGAAGAGTGGTTGGAAGGAATTCTTGAAGAAGGAATTGAATTGGATGAAAATATGCTCTTCTTACTTTATGAATCAACACTAACTAATGAAATGATGATGATCGCAGAATCATCTCATGTCAAGAAAGATGGTGTTGATGATAATGGAAATACTTCATGCTGGAAGGGGTATGTAAAAAAAGGTACTAAAATTAAAGGTGGTAAGGAAGTTAATAACTGCGTAAAGGCAGAAGATACTAAACTTGATAATATTATTGCTCAAATTAGAGGATCTCAACAAGTTGATGAGGCAGCACCAGCATTGGCTGCTGCGGGTAGATTGGCAATGAGAGCATTGACTTCAAAAACAGCACAAAAGGCTGCCAAGAAGGTTGGAAAGGCAGCAGTTAAAGGTGCTGCCGCTGGTGCTGCAGAAAGAGCGGGTGAAGTTGCTTATGATACTACAAGGAACATTGGGAAAAAAAACACTGAATGTGAAGAATACGTCAGTGAATTAAATCGTTATGAAAAGGAAACTGGCACATCTTCTGGTTCTCTTAATATGAGGAAAGGCAAACCAACTCAAAAAGGTGGAGATTCTGATCCAGTAATGAGATTAGTTAGACAATCCATGCGTAAGCAATCGGGTAAACCTGTTGGTCAGCAGAAAAAGCAAAAAGGCAAGAAACCACCAGCAGCGGGTGAATACGGATCTGAAAGAAGATCTCCAGCACAAATAGTTGCAAATCGTCGTGCTGCTGCTCAAAGATCACAAGACTCAATGTCATCAAGATTTGACTAATTTTAAAGATACTTTTTCATAAATAATCATAGTCGTAATGATTTTTTAAAAATAGGAGGTAAATCATGACTCTTGCAGCAATCTGGGCTTGGATTGCAGCTAATGAAGCTGCTTTAGCAACAGTCCTGTTAATTGTTTCCGAACTCATGGGAGCAAGCACAAGATTTAAGTCTAATGGAATTGTTTCTTTTGTTCTTATTCAACTTAAGGAACTTGCTAAGAAGAAAGGTGCAGTTGATCCAACACCCAACGAGTGATTGGGCATATAAATAAAATACATTTTGATGGGGAGATATAAAAATTAAACTCCCCTTTTTTTATAAATATCTTTATAGATCCTAAAATTACGGAAGAAGAAACATGGCACTCTGGGGTAATAATGATAATGTAACGTCAGCAGGTATTGTAACTTGCGACTATACGACTACCGATTCTAATGGTAATGTTATCGTAAATGGTTGGTTAACTAATTTTGGTGCGGTTGGGTCAGCAAAAACTGGAGATGTAATTCGATTTGGTAGAGGAGATGCTACATACATTGGAGATGCTGTAATTGTTTCTATTGCGGGAACCCAGCAACTTTCAATTGCATCCACTACAGGACTCAGTGGTGCTGCTATTGCTGGTGCTAATTTTACAATTAGTGAATTACCAAAATACACTATATTAGATTCTACTTATAGTAATGCACTGGATACATCAACTACCCTTAAGGATTTTGGTGTAACTGGAACTGCAACAACTAATTCTCCTGTTGGTTACAGTACTGTTTATGTAGTAACTACAGGTAAAGATATTGTTATTGGTGATACTTTATTGAATGATGGAAATGATATCGCAATCATTACTATCAACGCTACAAATGTTGTACTTGGATCAACAATCTCTGCTGGCATTTCTACAGGAGACTCTCTTTCATTCAAGAGATATACTGGGGGATATGAGAAAAATGTTTACGGTGTTGCTGGAGCTGGAGTCACAGCATCACATGCAACCAAGTATGAATTGTCTCATGCCGGATGGGTTGGAGTAACTACATATGTAGATTGCCATGGAGAATATAGAGTTAAGACTGAAGTACTGGTAGCAATGTCTGGAATTACAACAGGCAACGCCCCACTTTACGATGCAAATCCACTTGTATAATAATTGACACATGTTATTTGATGAATTGAATGAGGACAATTTTCTTTTATTCGCAATAAAAAATTATAGAAATCCTCAAGCGGTTACTGAAGAGGATTTCTATAAGGATTTAAATCATTTTAAATATATTAAACGCCTTTTAAAAAGGTATAAAAAGGATGGCGAATTGAGATGCAATCTTCTCATTATTCATTTTATAATTCTTTATAATATTTTTGGTGATGCTGCAACACCGATGTTATTCTACAAGGTTGAAGATGAATTGTGGTCTTGTGTAAAAACATTTATAGTATTTTTAAATAAATTGCCACCAGAACCTAAATGCCACCTACATAATATCCCATTTGATGTTGAATGCCTTAAACAATTAGGAGAATTATCAAAAGAAAAATGAATATTGATAAACTCATTTCCATAATAAGAGAAAATATGGTTGTTGGTGGTGGTGGATTTACAGGATCGTCACCTGCAGAAGGACCAACTGCTGGATTTGATCCTTTGTTAGGGTTCCGAAACAAAAAAAAAGGAAATGTTGATTTTCGTAGAGTTCCTAAGGATTATAAGAGTTGGGTAAAATCTTTAAAAAATAAATAATTAATAACAAAAGGATGAATGCGTGACGTATAAATTAGTGGTATGTAAAATGTCACCATTCCAATTAAGAAGATCAGATCTCTCAAAATTAGATGTTTTAGAAGCAAAATTTAACATTTATGAAGATTTATCTAGACAGATGATGGATAAGTTGGAAGTCGCTGTGGATAAGATATCTGAAGCAAACAATAAGATTGCTACGATTCTTAGTAAGCATGACGAAAGAATTGATCAAACAATTAAGAATGATGAAAACTTTGCCAAACAACTTGATGAATTGAAGGAAGAGAATAAAGAAGATCATAAGGCAGTTGTAGATAGAATACAAAAATTGGAACTCAAAATAGAAGACCTTGTTAAATTTCGTTGGATAATTGCTGGTGCAGTAGTTATTATAAGTTTTGTATTTTCTCAATCTGGTATGGTTGTTGATATTTTGACACCTGATACTCAACCAAATTATAGAATAGAAACAAAGAAGTAATAAATATTACAAGTTATGGCATTAAGATGCCAATGAAAAAAATTAAAGATAGTAAAAAAATAAATCATTATAATTTATTGAAATTAACGAATACCATTCTTAAATGGACTTCTGAAATAACTGCAGAATGCTGTAAGAAGGCAGTTGACAGGGAGTCCTGAATACTGTAGGATGTGACCCTACCCGAGGTTTGTCATGGATCACGTTGATGCAAAATACATCATGCTCTTAAGTTCTCGCTTAGAAAAATTTAAGAAAATAAAAGTAGATACATATAATTTCCGTTGTCCAATATGTGGAGACTCTAAAAAAAATAGGACAAAGACTAGAGGTTATCTATACGGCATTAAAAATAATACTAATTATAAGTGCCACAATTGTGGTGTAAGTATGTCTTTTAATAATTTTTTGAAAGACTTAGATGTAAATCTTCACAAAGAATATGTTTTTGAAAAATATAAGAAAGGAGTAACTGGTAAAAATTTCCAAACTGAAGATCCAAAGTTTGAATTTAAGAAACCAGTTTTTGATAAAAAAATAGACTTGCCAAGAGCAGTAGAAAATGAAAAGTCTAAAAATTATCTTGAAAGTAGAAATTTAAACCCTTATAAATTTTATTATACCCCCAATTTTAAAAAGTGGACTAATTCTCTCCAACAAACTTTTGATAATACAAATTATGATGAAGAGAGAATTGTAATACCGCTTTTTTATAAACGAAACTTAATTGGATTTCAGGGGAGAGCTATCGGTCCAAGTCAGGTAAAATATATTACCATTATGCTGGACGAAGATGCACCAAAAATTTACGGACTCGATGAAGTAAATTCGGATGAAACAATTTACATTACTGAAGGGCCTTTCGACTCAACCTTTATTAAAAACTCTATTGCTATGTGTGGGGCCGATATTGATATTAGCTCGTTTGGTTGGGGCAGTGTTGTTTACATTTATGATAACGAACCACGCAATCGAGAAATCGTCAACAGAATCTCCAAAACAATCGATAGAGGTGACAAAGTAGTGATATGGGGATCTGATGTTGGTGAAAAGGATCTTAATGATATGATTCTTGCTGGACGAGACGTTCAAAATATGGTAGAATGTAGTACCTACCAAGGACTAGAAGCAAAACTTAAGTTTATTAACTGGAAAAAAGTATGAGTAACGGAACGAGTGTTGTCAAGAGAAATGGACGAATTGAATCTCTTGATTTGGATAAAATGCATCTTATGGTAGATGAAGCAACCAAGAATCTTGCTGGAGTATCTGCAAGTCAAGTTGAAATGAAATCTGGCATTCAATTTTATGATGGAATCACCACACAAGAAATTCAAGAAATTTTGATTCGTAGTGCTAGTGATCTAATTGATTTGGATCATCCAAATTACCAATATGTTGCTGCTAGACTTCTTTTGTTTTCTATTCGTAAACAATTATATGGAAAGATGAGAGAACTTCCTCATCTTGAAGAACATATTTTTAATTGTGCTTCTAAGAATCTTTATGATTCTGAAATTTTTGATAAGTATTCAAAAGAAGAAATTGAAAAGGCAAATAGTTTCATTGATCATGATCGTGACTATTTGTTTACTTATGCTGGTCTTCGTCAGGTAGTAGATAAATATTTGGTTCAGGATAGAAGCACTGGTGGAGTCTATGAAACTCCACAATATATGTACATCATGGTTGCTTTGACTATGTTTGCTAATTATCCTAAGGATAAACGAATGTCATATGTTAAGAGGTATTATGACGCGATCTCAAAGCACAAAATCAACATTCCTACACCAATCATGGCAGGTGTTAGAACCCCACTTCGCCAATTTGCAAGTTGCGTTCTTGTTGATGTTGATGACACCCTTGACAGCATTTTCACTTCTGACATGGCAATTGGTCGCTATGTTGCTCAAAGAGCAGGAATTGGTATCAACGCAGGTCGAATCAGGGGCATCAACAGTAAGATCCGAGGTGGAGAAGTTCAACACACTGGTGTTGTCCCTTTCCTCAAAAAGTTTGAAGCAACTGTCCGATGCTGCACTCAAAATGGCATCCGTGGCGGATCAGCAACTGTCCACTTTCCAATCTGGCACCAAGAAATAGAAGACATTCTGGTGCTTAAAAATAATAAAGGTACTGAAGATAATCGTGTTCGTAAACTTGACTATTCTATCCAAATTACAAAAATCTTTTACCAAAGGTTTATTGAGGGGGGTGACATCACACTTTTCTCCCCACACGATGTACCTGGATTATATGATTCTTTTGGGACGGATAGATTTGATGATTTATACGTTTCGTATGAAAAAGATCCCTCTATTAAAAAGAAAACTATTTCTGCTCAAGAATTAATTTTTTCTCTTCTTAAGGAACGTGCAGAAACGGGTCGAATTTATATTATGAATTTGGATCATTGTAATTCTCATAGTTCCTTTAAGGATAAGATTGAGATGAGTAATCTCTGCCAAGAAATCACTCTTCCAACTTTCCCTCTGCAACACATTGATGAAGAACATGGTGAAATTGCACTTTGTATTCTCTCCGCAATTAATGTTGGCAAAGTAAAGTCGGATGAGGAACTTGAAGAACTTTGTGATCTTTCTGTTCGTGGATTAGAAGAATTGATTGACTATCAAGACTATCCAGTTAAAGCAGCAGAGATCGCTACAAAGGCACGGAGATCGCTTGGAGTGGGGTTCATTGGACTTGCTCACTATCTTGCTAAACTTGGATTCAATTATGATTCTCAGGAGGCATGGGACGCAGTTCACGGTCTTTCAGAATCTTTCCAATATTATCTTCTGAAGGCATCTAATCAAATTGCAAAAGAAAAGGGTCATTGTGAATACTTTGGACGTACTAAGTATTCTGATGGTATTCTCCCAATCGACACCTATAAAAAAGATGTAGACGAAATTTCTTCTATTAAATTACAACATGATTGGGAATCTCTTAGGGTATCTATCTTGGAACACGGTCTTAGGCACTCAACATTGTCCGCACAGATGCCATCGGAGAGCAGTTCCGTTGTGTCAAATGCAACCAATGGAATCGAACCGCCTAGAGATTACTTGTCCATTAAAAAATCGAAGAAAGGTCCACTTGTTCAAATTGTTCCACAATATTCGTCCCTTAAAAACCATTATACTCTTCTTTGGGATATGGAGTCTAACCGTGGTTATATTAATGTTGTTGCTGTGATGCAAAAATTCTTTGATCAGGCAATTAGTGGTAATTGGAGTTATAATCCAAGAAATTATGCGAACAACGAAATTCCAATTTCCGTGATGGCACAAGACTTTTTAAGTACTTATAAATTTGGATGGAAGACTAGTTACTATCAAAATACTTATGATATGAAATCTGATGAAATTGAGCATAAAGAAGATACTTTGAGTTCACTTTTAGATGAAATTATGGCCTCCGAAGAAGAGGATTGTGAGAGTTGCAAAATTTAAGTAGTAAACCCAACGATAAGCAAATGCAATACAATTTTAAAGTTTCCGAAGAATCTTCAACCAGTATCCAAGGAATGACTGTTTTTAATACAAACGTTGTTGATACCAAAAAGCAGCACATGTTCTTTGGTCAACCACTTGGGATACAAAGATATGATACATTTAAATATCCAGTATTTGATAAACTGACAACTCAACAACTTGGGTTTTATTGGAGGCCTGAAGAAGTTTCATTGCAAAAAGACCGTGGAGATTATCAAACGCTTCGCCCAGAACAAAAGCATATCTATACAAGCAACCTCAAGTATCAGATTATGCTTGACTCCGTACAAGGCCGTGGTCCTGGGATGGCTTTTATGCCATACTGTTCACTACCTGAACTTGAATCTTGTATGAACATTTGGCAAACTATGGAAATGATTCATAGTCGCTCCTACACATACATCATCAAGAATGTATATTCAGATCCTTCTGAAGTCTTGGACAAAATTGTAACCGATGACAAGATTCTTGAGAGGGCAAAAAGTGTTACTGAATCTTATGATGATTTTATTAATTCTGCACAACACTATGGAAATTCAAATGATTGGAAACACGCTCTTGAAGGAGTTCATTATGCAAAACTTTCTTTGAATGATGTTAAACGAAAACTTTATCGAGCAGTTGCAAACGTCAATATCCTTGAAGGTATTCGTTTTTATGTTTCTTTTGCTTGCTCCTTTGCTTTTGGTGAACTGAAACTTATGGAAGGATCTGCTAAGATTATTTCCTTGATTGCAAGAGACGAAAATCAACATCTTGCAATCACTCAAAATATTTTGAATAAGTGGAGAGAAGGTGATGATCCAGAAATGAAACAAATTGCTAAAGAAGAAGAAGAATGGGTTTACACTATGTTTAAACGTGCTGTAGATGAAGAAAAGAAATGGGCAGATTATTTGTTTAAAGATGGTAGTATGATTGGACTAAATGATAAACTACTTCAACAATATGTTGAATGGATTGCAAATCGTAGAATTAAGGCAATAGGATTAAAACCAATCTATGATATTGCCGCAAATAATAATCCACTTCCTTGGACTCAACATTGGATTTCATCTAAAGGACTTCAGGTTGCACCACAAGAAACTGAAGTTGAATCATATGTAATTGGAGGAATTAAGCAGGATGTTGGTAAAGATACTTTTAGTGGATTTAAACTTTAATTTTTAGAGGGGTAACACCCTCTTTTTTTATAAATATTTGTATTCTTAGAAACTAGTGTCATGAATCCATTATCTTTATATGAATCTTACGCAGCAGTATATAACGAAGAATTGCTGTATGTCTCCGAAGACTACTCTTCTATCGATGAATTTTCTGATGAAGAACTCATTGCAATTGTAGAAGAGGTTATTTCTGAAGAAGGATTTGATATTGATGAATCACTTGAGTTTCTTGATGAAGCAAAAGTTACTTATGGACATGATACTGAAGATCCAGATGCACAGAAAAAGGCAGAAAGAGTAGATAGAATTAAATCTGCTGCATCTAAAGCTGGATCGATGGCTAAAGATGTTGCAAAAAAAGTATATAAAACTGCAAAAGAAAAGGGTCCTGGACTCCTTGATCGTGCCAAAAAGGCAGTAAAGGGTGCTCTAAAAACTGGAAGATCTCTTCTTGCAAAGGGACTTCGCAAGGGAGCAGAACTTGCAGGTAAGGCGGCTTCCAAGGTCGAACCGAAGGAAACGCCAAAAGCAGAACCCAAAGCAGAACCCAAAGCAGAACCAAAGGCATCAGCACCTGAGAGCAAAGGACCTAAGTATAGAAATGTTGGCGTAGGTAGAAAGGAAAGAGTTGGTGGTAAGGTTGAATCAGAACCTAAATCTGTTTCAGAACCAAATAAGGAAAGAATTGAAAGGGCAAGAGAAAAATTAAGAAAAGCAGCTAAAGGATCTCCTTCAAGGGGAGTTAGATTTGCTACTCCTGGGGGAAAAGTAGCACCTACAGTAATGCGTAGCGGTAAAGATTCTCCATCTGAAAGAACTAAAGCAGCATCAAGATTTGCTAAAAAGGCAGGAATTAGTGATAGTTTTGAGTATCTCTTAGGTGTAATTTTTGATGATATGATTAGTGAGGGATATGTTAGTGATTATGAAACTGCTTCTTATGTCCTTGAATCACTTACAGAAGATGATTTTGACTATGTATTTGAAACATACTCTGTGTTATTGAATGAAGCAACTGCAATGGCAAAGCGTGGACTTGATGAACCTGCCATCCGTCAACAGATTGCTAAGAGCACTGGTGGTGGGCAGGCAGCAGATCGTGCAACTGCTCTGGCAGACAAGCAGACCTATGGACAGAGTGGTGTGGATCCTAAGGCAAGACAGCAACTTGCTGCCAAGCAGAGAGGTGACTTCCGCAACACCACATCCTCCAATCCAGGATTGCATGGTTACGCAAATAAGGTAACAACCGCTGCAGATAAAGCAAAACAAGCAGCAAGAGGGTTACAGAGGGGAGTTCTTACTCCTGCAGAGAGACAAAGACTTAACATGGGCGATGAGTCCTTTGATACTTATGATTTGGTTCTTGAATTCCTTTACGTTGAAGGATATGTAGAAACAATTGAAGAGGCAGAACAAATGATGGTCAATCTGACACAAGAGCAGATTGATGAAATTATTGCGAATAACTGATTTTAAATCATGATCAATAAATAGGGGAGAGATTATCTCCCCTATTTTTATGCCTAAAAATCAACTTACTAAAGATGAATTAAAAGTTCGTATTTTGAAATTAAAAGAAAGATTATATAGAGATCAACCTGGTTGGGATTCTAAAGGACTTGCTCATAAATATCTAGACGAAGTTCTTGATATAATTGATGAATACAGATATTGAATATGAAAATCCATGGATCTATGAAAACAGGTGTTTTACTAGCGATGACATTGGGGATTATTTTGGGTTTGTTTACCTCATCATCAACACTAAAACCAGTAAAAAATATATAGGAAGAAAATATTTTTGGTCATTTAGAAAACCTAAAGGGAAAAGTAGAAAAGTAAAACTAGAATCCGACTGGAAAAAGTATTATGGATCTTGCCCAGAACTTAAAGAAGATATTAAAAATTACGGTAAGGGGGATTTTAAAAGAACTATTCTCTCTTTACATAGAACTAAAGGAAGAGTTAACTTTGAGGAAACCAGACAACTCTTCCTCAACGGAGTCCTTACAGAATCTCTTGACAATGGAGAACCTGCCTACTACAATAGTAACATCCTCAGCAGGTATTTCAGAAAAGACTACTATGGAAAAAATTGTGATTGACTCTACGGAAGAAGTAGTTATTTGGGTAGTCGATAAAATTAATCAATTAATTGATGAAGATACAGAAGAATCTAGGAAAAATGCAATTTCTTTGATTGAAGAATATCAAGAATGGATTAATGCACTTCAAGATAATGAAGAAATTAATTACACTGCCATGAAAAGCGAAGAAAATGAAGGATGGACTGAAGAACAGGAAATTGACATACAAGATCCTTGGGCTTGACAAATCCTAAATAATAACTTATTATGTGTAGACCTGTCGAAAGGCAGGTTTTTTATTATGAGATTTTGATTTGATTTAGAGCCGTGGAAGGTGCCCTTTGAGAAAGGGGTGTACCCCCCTTCTATACGGATGTAGAGTTCTATTAAACTAAATGCTTAAAAACCTTACAAGTTTGACCGTATCTCTTTTTGGTGCGGTTGTAACATCAGCGGCAACACTGCCAACACCGGGATTTGCTACTTCAAGTAATAACCCATCAAAAATTGAAGAAATTAAATCTCAGGAGACAGCGACCAAAGAGGTTGCTCCCGAAACATCCAAAGTGAAACGGTTTATTTGTAACGGATGTAATACTAATGAATTGACAACATTAGATTTCCTACAAGATCGTGGAATCACTGACAAAAACGCTCTAGCTACCATTATGGGCAATATTCGACAGGAATCTACCTTCGTTCCAAACATTTGCGAAGGTGGTGCCCGAACTTCCTATCCTAACTGTGGTGGGGGGTATGGTCTTATCCAATGGACTAATGCTCCTCGTTTTTATGGATTAGGAAAACATGCTGCTAGTATTGGTGGAAATCCTTCTTCACTTGATACTCAATTGAAGTTCATGTTGCATGAAGGTGACTGGAAAATGATCGAACCTTATATGAAAACACCTGGCAAAACAATCAATCAATATATGAGACTTGCTAGTAGGTGGATTCGTTGGGGACATCATGGATCTAGAACTAGTTATGCTCATGATTATGCTAATCGATTTGTCTTAGTGCAAAACTGAATAAATAGGGGGAGAGCAATCTCCCTTTTTTTATGTCTAAATTATTAATTGATTTCAAAGAAAAACTTATAGGTCTTTATCACAATCGAAATCAAGCATATAGTCATCCACAACAATGGGCACATATATACATTGAATTTAAAGAGTATGAAGATGGGAGTATCAATTCAAAAAGTTGGTATGCTGTAGAGAATCCAAATAAACCATACAGGGATACTTTGTTGAAATTGAAAGAAAATGGAAAAACTATAATTGCTACTCCCATAAACAAAGTTACAAATACGAAATCTTGTGATATTATTTTTGAAAAATATGGTGAGTATTGGATAGGTGAAAATGAGAAATGCGTTATTCCAGATAAAGATACTTACATATCAACATCTATTAAATTTGATGGAAAGAATTACTTTTCAAGAGATGCTGGATATGATTTAAAAACTGATAGATTTCTTTGGGGAAAAAATAAACATGATGGTCATTTTCATTTTATAAAAACAACTTAAATGGAAAATCTGCCAGAAAATCCGGAAGAAGTCATAGACATACTTGCTAAAACTAAAATATTAAAAATTGAAGATGAAACTGGATCTATAACTTTAGAAGCACACAATCAAGTAAATGTTCAACCAAGTGGAACTCCATTTGGAGCAAAGTTGAAGTTGGAAACAAATGGTTCTATAACACCAACTCTAACATTTGATACTAAGAAAATGAGAGAGAAAATTAAAAAAAAAGAACCATCCCAATCTATAGACAATGCCCTAGAGGAGTATTTAAAAAATGAAAATAATTGAATATCTAAAACAAATTCATTGGTTTGATCAAGAAAATAAATTCAATATACTTCATTTTAAATTTGGAAAAGAAAGAAAACCAATAACTCACTATATGAAAGTTGGAGCGGTTTTTAGATTGACTCTTGATTTAATTTTATTTTTTCCAGGTGCCGATAAAGAAAAAATTTTTAATCTAATTGATGAAGCGCAATTACATTTGGGAATTGATTTATTGAATGATTATATTATTCAAGATAAAGAATTGCTTACTTATAGAATTAGGAGAAAAATTCAAAAATCTATAGAAGACTACAAAATTAAAAATGAGAATTAACATTCTTGGAAAGCAATCTCTTGCTTCTGCTATTATTGTTGCTGGTGTAAATTGGATTCAATTCTGGTTAAAGAGTAAAACCGGAATCCAGTTGGAGGAAAATATTATCTGGAAAATATATTATGAACTTGATAGATTTTCTGAGAGATTAAAACTTCAAAAAATGATAGAAAGCATTAATGAAGAAGAATTTTTTGAATTTCTTGATGAATTTATTGAAGTCGTGGATGAGGAGACAGTAAAAAATCCAAAAATACTTGAGAACAGGCAACTTCTTTGGGAAATGTTTAAAGTTTTAAAGGAGTTTTCTAAAAAGGGTTGGGTGAAAGATAATCCTGTCACGAATGAAGTTAAATATCAAATAAATAAAAAAATAAATGAAACACCGGAGTTACTTGATTATAAAGTAAAACGGGATGTTGATAGAGCAATATCCGACTATAATAAAGAATCGGAAAAAATTCATAAACCAGAACCAGAAATAAAACCAATATTTACAGAAACTCTTGAAGGTGAAACACTTTTAGGTGGTGAAATGAGATTAAGAGCACCTTGGATTAACGAAGATGGATCAACAAGATAAAGAAGCACTTGACAAAGCGTATTCAGATATGATAAAAAGTTTATTTCAAAATTATGTTTTGGATCAAGATTTCAATAAGTTAAAGAGAGGTTTGACACACCTTAAAAAATCAAGAGATACCGTCTCAGATCTCCTTCAGGGGGGTTGACAAAGAGAAAGTTCAGTGGTATTCTTAAGAAGTGGTCAGGGCAGTCCTAAGGACACTCTCCACTTGACAATCAAATTCTGATATGATATGATTGTCCCATGTCTCGGTAGCTCAGTTGGATAGAGCATCTGCCTTCTAAGCAGTTGGTCACAGGTTCAAGTCCTGTCCGAGACGCCAGGGGAATTAGCTCAGTTGGTAGAGCATCGCCTTTGCAAGGCGGGTGTCAGGAGTTCAAGTCTCCTATTCTCCACTTGACAATTTGAGGTTTATACCTTATAATTGTCTCAACCCAATGGGACTGTCGCCTATGGGTTAAGGCCCACTGCTTATAACGGTGTGAACTGAGTTCAAGTCTCAGCAGTCCTACTTGACAATCATATTAAAATATGATATGATTGTCTTCTGCTTATCTATTTTATAGTAGGTTTAAAGGATAAGCAACAGTAAACCTACTTGAAAAAAGGAAAAGTATGAAGCCCGTGAATTTTAAATTCACAATTTGCATCTGCTTTTCTTAATTGCGGGCATGGTGTAGCGGTAACATCTGAGCCTTCCAAGCTCCAGTCACCGGTTCGATCCCGGTTGCCCGCTCTTGGAGATCGACGGATTTCCAAAGGGTGTGACAGAAAAATCTATGTGGTCAAGCACTGGATATTGTATAGTAAGGTAGGGGTGGTGCCCGCTGTAAAACTGGGAGACCAGAGTTACAGAATCCAATGCCAAGGAACCTAAAAGTGCTGGAATAATTACGTTGTCAGTGAGACCTTCCAGTTGTGAGTATGACAGAATCTCACCACCCACCAAAATTCCTCTGTAGCTCAGCGGTAGAGCGAGCGGCTGTTAACCGCTTGGTCGCAAGTTCGATCCTTGCCGGGGGAGTTGAAAGGATTGGAAATGTCCGATTCTTTCAAATTGAAAATGCTGGACAAACTTTGGAGGTAACTCCCACCCCATTTGGGTGCCTTCCTGAGAACAGGGAAAATAAGGTTTGGTGTTTTCTCTTATCATTGCCCTCTAATGCAGTGAAAGTTGGAGAAGTGATCCTGCGGATTCGTCCAAGAGCTCTCCTTCTCCTAAAGGGCGATTAACTCAGCGGTAGAGTGCCTCCTTTACACGGAGATGGTCACTGGTTCAAATCCAGTATCGCCCATTTTTTCCAAATTTTACTTATATATAATGAAAGGAAAAACAATTAAAAAATGGGTCCAGAAACCGCTTAGGTTTCATCATCAGGATATTCATGAAGAATTAGAAGAAATTAAGGGGTTGATAGGATATGTTAGTGGTCAGATGCAAGAGTTGCGGGATAGAGTTGACAGGATCAACGAAAACACAAGTTTGTGGTTGTCCAAACAAAATGGAACTGAAGGAGAATAAAGTCTCCGCAGTCGATTTGACTCAGGTTGTTGTGACTAATTCCGAGTTGTCTAAAAAGTCTAAAAAGCAACAAAAATTTCTTTCAGATCAAGATCTTGCTTTTCAAGAAGCAAGAAAAGCACGAAAAGTGAGAAAATTGGATTTTGAAATCCGATAATATTTGGAGAGGTGGCCGAGTGGTTTATGGCAGCAGTCTTGAAAACTGCCGTGTTAATAGCACCGTGGGTTCAAATCCCACCCTCTCCGTTCTTAATATTTTCTTCAACACTGTTACTACATGAACACATTTGTTGACAATAGAAATTATTTCTAGTATAACTATATAATGACCTCTATTGATGCAGATTGATGGACGAAGAAAGGATCCAACAAATGATAGATCAAGCAATTGATCGTCACAATAAAACAGCATCCCTGATTAGTGCTTGCATTGGATCAGTGTTGCTGTTTTTTTATGCACATGGAGTAATTTGTTTGGTCAATAAAATTACTGGTTAATGTCCAGGGAGGTATAGGAGTAAAGTGTTTGAATTCACAGATGAAGATTTTATCGATCTTTATGAACGAATGAACAAACAAAAAATACAAGAATTATTTGAAGAACCATCGACATATGAAGATGATTTAGAAGAAGATTCTTGGTACTTTATAAAATAGGAGAAATTTATGCCCGAAACTTTTTTGGGGTTATACGTCTTACTTATTGTTTTAGCAATGCTTATTGCTTATGCTGGATTTGATGAAACTCTTCGTATCTTTGCTTATCTTGATTTGCAAGTAAGATATTTGCTCATCAGAATGCAGATGAAACAAATGCAAAGAAAAATGGAAAGAGAATTAAAATTACCAGCAAAAGATTGGGAGGATTATTTGAAAAATGACGAATTCTAGAGAAGTTTCAGATCTAAAATTTTCCAGGTTAGAGTGTCCTAAATGTGGTGCTCTCTGGATGAACGGTGATCACTATTGGTCCGGCACCGGAAAAAAAGGAAATGAATTGGACCTAGCAGGACTTGTCTGCAATAAACTTGGCGATGATACATGCATCAACCCATGCAGGGGTAAAACAGGTGGTGAAACATGGGAGGATAGACTGGAAAGTTTAGAAAAGGATATGCCAAGAGATGATTAAAATTTTTGCACATTGGATCTCTAATCATACATATATTATGATTATTATTAGTGGATTTATTACTGCACCTATAACTTATTTTATGCTAGATAGTATGGAGCATCCAGAGAGGTACAAGCATAAATGACCTACGAAGAGTTCTTAGATATGCCCACCACATTTTTTGATGATATGGTGAAGGTAATTGCTTTAAAGCATAAGTATCGATTAGAATTCACCGAAGAGGAAAAGAAAATTAATCAACATTTGATGAAATATGATGAAGAATTAAAAATTAATGCATTAAGATACAAATTTGAAAGATGTTGGGAGAAAGATAAATGAAAAGTCTTATTCTCTTGTCATGTTTTTTACCTTTGATTATCATCTACATAATTATGAAATTATCTGTTTGGATAGCAAGTATAGAAACAGAAACCGAGTATGTCCGAAAAGAATCCAAACGACCCCATGGACCATACGTGGCAGATGCATATGCAGACGTTGATAAGGAGGAAGAAAAATTTGGAGATTAAAGAAACTTTAGAATCTGCAATTTCCAAGTGGTACTTTGATCACGGAATTGCAGAACCTAATTGGAAAATGCAAAAAGATCCACAGTGGTGGATTGATTATTTAAATGAAATTGAAAATGGGGAACAAGAAAATGAGGATTGGTAATTTTTCACTTTTGGGAGAAATTTATGAAATTTGAAAATTTAACAAATTACGAAAGAGAATTACTCATTGATGCAGTATGGATCAGACAAAGATGCTTTATTGCAGGAGATAAAAAGTTTAGAGAATACGGAGAAATTCTTGATGAACTTAAAAAAAATTACGACTACACACCTGGGAGATTGAGGTAGAATTATGAAAGTAGGAATGATTGGACTAGGACGAATGGGAGAAGGAATGTCCCGTCGTATGCTAAAGGAAGGTATTGAAGTTTGGGGATACCGAAGAAATTACGAAAAAGCAAATGAAGCATTTGAAAAAGGATATGTTTCTGGTATTTGTACAACTATCGAAAATCTTGTCAAAGTAGTTAAAAACGATAAAGGACTTGAGCAACCAGGAATTTTCCAGATGGTTGTGCCAGCAGAAAATGTAGAGGAGACGATCAGTGAGTTACTACGATATTGTGGTGAAGGAGATATTATTATTGATCATGGCAATAGCAATTTTAAAGACAGTCGGAAAAGAGCAGAACGTCTGGCAAAGTTGGGTATCCAATATATTGATTGTGGCACT